TTTTACTTTAAATTTACATACCCACATAGACATAATGTGTCCCTTTATTTCCCTTTGGCACAATAACCCTGCGTATCTCTGCAAGCGTAGCCTCTGCCGCTACCGCACTCCTGCGGCATTCGACAACAGCCTCGGCTGTGTTGCGTACAAGCATCGACTGATTTTCAAGCGACTGCTGTATGAGCGGTGTGTAGTCAACAGCCGGAAGCGATTCGGGCATATTGTCGAGTCCACGCATCGCCATTGCCGCAACGTTGTGGTGTATCTGAGCCACATAGTATTCCACGGTATTCATGTGCGCGGAGAGTCCGTTGATGCTCTCTTCGGAGGCGGTGGCGATGTCGCGCGATATTCCGGTAAGGTCTCCTCCAAGGTCTCGGATGTTCACACCTGCCTGTTCGAGGAATTTCATCATGGTCTGCGCTCCATAGTTGGCATCTTCCGCACCCTGCGCGGCAAGTGCGGAGACTTCTTTCCAGAATCCGGCATCCATGAAGTCTCCGTTGTATTCGTCAATCATCTTGAACGCGGGTTGCAACGCTTTCTCCATGACTCTTGCAAGCAGGGATTCCACTATCATGTTCTCTATCATCTCGTGGAATTTCTCGCTCATCGCGTCAGCTGTGTTGCCGAACTCTTTATAGGCATCGAGCCATGCTTTCGCGAAGTCGCGTGCTGCCGAGGTGAGGTCTGTGCCGAGCATCTGCGCGGCAATCTGCCCCTGCATGTCGGCAATCTTATCCATAGTTTCACGATATTTTGATTCAAAATCGCGAATCTTGTCTTCGTCTGCACCTTTCCCCTTTTCTCTTTCAAGTTGTGCCTGCTTTTGATATGCCGCAGCTTGTGCCTGTAGGTTTTGCTGTTGCTGTTTGAAATTGCTTATATAATCAACTCCAAAAGCCTTATCCATCGCTTTCTCCAATCTTGAATATGTATATTCCAAGTCTTCAAGCAACCGCTCCTGCTCCTCAATCTGATCATTCAGTTTCTTGACTTTCTGAGTGTGAGCTGTTCCAAATATACTTATTATTGAAGATATGGTATCAGCTGCCGCCCCTATGAAATCTCCACCTTTGAGCTTCTCCCATCCGCTTGCCGCATATTGATTGAAATTCTCCAGATACTCAAAGCCATCCCAAAATCCACCTTCAAGCTGATGGTCTTCTGAACGCAATGCGTTCAACTGATCTCTGATTTGAGCTATACCCCGGATAGTTGAATCCACCGCTTTTATGATGGTGTCAACTATAGCAAGAGCATCCATGCTTCCATTTGCCATCCCCTCCATCCCGGCTCCGACTTCTCCCATTTTTGAACCCATCTCCCCAAGCTGGCCATTGCAATTCTTAAGTAAAGCAGAGAAGCTGTTCCCTGTGGATTTGTTCCCGAATTTCCCAAGGATATTGTTTATAAAGTCAATTTGACCTTGATCCAACTTCCCTGTTTTCTTACCATCAGAACCAAATATCTCTCCGAGTTCATTTATTGTCTCTCCATTTTTCCCTAACTGTTGGAGTTCAGCACCTATATGTGTCACTTCATCAGCCATAGACCTCAGACGATCCAACAACCCATCAAAGCCACCGGCAAGATAATCCATTACAGCTCCTTGGTCTCTGTCGAGCTTATCAAACGCCTCATCTACAGATTTCAGCTCCCGTTTGAACTCATCAACACTCATCTTGCCTTCCCTAAACGCCTTTTGTATGGCATCACGTATTTGCTTGCGCATATCAGCGGCTTCTTTATGACTCATTGAATGTATAGCGGAGAAGAAACGCATATACCTGCTCTGCAATTTTAACAGCTGCAATTCTTTGTCCGCGTTTATACCGTTAATGGCTTTTGTTGTTCTTGATGAATATGCCTGTTTCTGCTCCTTGGTGGCATTTGATTCAAGATAAACACGTTCTGCCTCGCGAAGTTGGCGTATCTTGTCGCTGGCCTCCTGTTCTATATTTACACGCTTTTGCGCTATCTCGTCATAGGTAAGCAGCAGTTTTGCACCTTGTTCCGCAATCTTTGCGAGCCCTTTCTCTCCATCATCGGCTATCTTTATCAACCTGTCATACATGCCGCCAAGTTCTTTTTCATTCTTTATGGCGAATTTGCGGAGAGCCTTGTAATCAATCTTATCATCAAGACTGATGATGTCATCCGGCAGCTTGACAACGGTATCTCCAACAATCTGTCTAACCTGGTCTGCCATCTGCTTCTCCAATCCCTCGCCATTCTCGCCATATATTGAGAATGTTAGGTTTGCCGCCAACTCCACATCCCCCGTCTGAGAAAGTATCTTGTCGTAGAACTCCTTAGCGGTCTTGGTGCGCGAGATGCGGTCGGCAAGCTCCTTGATTTTCTTTTCTATGGCCTGCTGTTCTTCCGTTGAGATATTGCTCGACATCTTAACGCCAAGTGCAATAGCCGCTTTTTTGCCTCCTTTGATGGTCTTGTTATCCATCAAGCCTTGTATCACTTTAAGATACTCATTAAGTTCTTTGGCGTTGGTCGGCACCTCAAGATGCGGGAGTGTTATGCCGTTGTCTTTTGCAAGTTTTTCAGCATATTTAACCGTATCTTTGTAGGTATTGCGTACTCTCTCCAACGCCTCGGTTGAGCCTACCTTTTTCTGCCAATCTTGATATTCCTTGTTCAGCTTCTCTGCCAACTGAACCATCTCCTGCAAGGTTTGGAGGCGTGGGTCGGACTTGCGACCACCTTTGCTACTTTGTGATTTTTCGGGAGCAAGAAATGGGAAAAGCTGTTTTAATGCCTCCACAAGCAATTCAACTTTCTTAATTTCTTCGTCAGTATATTTTGAGGGGTCAAGAGGGCTAAAACCACGTTCGCCATTTTTTATTGACGCATTTATTTTACGCATTTCTTCAATTTGCGTCTCATAATTTGCAACAGCATCACGAATGCTCTTTGAATAGTTCTCCCAAGAATCACCAGACTGCATTAAATGCCGTTGCAAGTCATTCATAATATTACCCGTCTTATCAACATTGTTACCAATCTGCATCAGACGGGAACGCATTGCGGATACCGTGCGGTCTGAAGGTACAACCCCATTGTAAAGCTCCTGATATTTTCCTATGGCATTTTTGAGAGGGATATATTTATCGCCAAGTTTATCTTTCGCCGCCTCTATCGCATCCAATATCGGAGCGAAGTTGATTGAACTTATCTGCGATGGATTTGTCGCATTGAGGTTCTGGATTATATTGAACCATTCGCTCTTTATATCAATTCCAGCGTCCTTTAAGTCTTCAACAATATCGTCTTTCCATGCCTTTATATGAGCATTGTTATTCATCTGTTTAGCTAAAAATGTATTGGGATCAACTACATTACCATTGAAGGTTAGACGTAAATCCTCCAATGATTTATTGGTTTCAGCCAAGACTTTGCCATACTTCCCTAAAGAACCAGTCTGCTCGTCCATTTTTTTAGTAGCTGCATCAGTCTCGTTTGCCATATCACGCGTATTATCCACAATATCGCGGAGTTTATTGTTGTATGACGATTGATTGGCATTCTGCTCACTATTGTTGAAAAGTCTCCGCATCTTAGCCTCTTGCTCTTCGCTTACATTCGTAACTCCTTTAATCGCATCAATCCAAACATCTTGCCAAGATTTTGACTTATCTTTTGCGATTTTGTCAACATTAGCAAATACTTGTGATATTTGATCATCGTCCAGCCCATCAATAGGCGACCATGCAACGCCCTTAAAGAAATTATATGTTGAACCTCGTTTTAGCAGTTCTCTGACCTCTCGCTGCTTTGCAATTATGTCGGATGTATAATTCTCGGTAATCGCATCTATCTCTTTTTGCAGAGTGCGTTGAGCTATATACTCTTTAATTGCAGCGGTCAAGGGAGCATACCCCTCTTCGCGCATCTTTCGTAGATTGGTGATGGATAACTCTTCTGCCGGAATAATATCTTTATATGTGCGTTTCAACTCTTCGAGAGCATCATTCTGTTGCTTTGAACCATTTGCAGCTCCAATTGCGGCATTTGCCAACCGCTCAAAGTTGAACACACTTTTAGCAGATTCAGCAGCTCCGGTTGTTTCTATCTCTTTAAGTTCGTTTTGCAACTTATGCGCTTTTTCATATGCGGAATAAATCGCAGCACCAATGGCTGCGATTGCCGCAATTGTAAGGGTTATCCAGTTGCCGAGAAAGGCGGCTTTTAAGCTGTTGGTGGCTGCTATTAATTTGAATTGCGCCGCAGTCCAAGCATTTGTAGACATCGCAGCAGCTCGATTAGCGACAGCTGCTTTTGCTGAGTATTTTGCAGCACTTGCAGATATTTTGGAACCAGCCTTTTGAGCTGCGTTTAAGCGAGTTTGCGCAACCGCATACTGATTGGTTGCGATCTCAGCTGCTTGCGTATTTCTTGTTGACAAGACTGTATTAGCACGTAATAATGCAAGAGTGCCAACAACTACAACCATTTCTCGTCCAACCAATCTCCAATTTTTCATCAAATCAGTTATCAGCTGTATGAGGTCTTTCATGCCAGCGTTGACAGAGCTTGTGTTGCCAATTTGCTCATACATGACAGACGCAGCATCACCTAATTTAGCCCACATACCGTAGAGGGTATTGCCCTGCTTCTCCTGCATATCAAAGAACATGCCTCCGGCAGAGGTCATATCTTTGAAGATCTCCTCTACCATATTAAAGCCAACCATGCGCTTGCTCACCATATCCATCACTTGTTCTGTAGTGACAGCCTTGCCATTCAGTTCGGTGAATTTCTCGGCAAGTAATTCGAGCATAGGTATGCCTGCTTCTGTAAACTGACGGATTTCGGCTGCACGGAGGTATGATGCGGCTTTCACCTGCCCGAACGCGAGCACCAACCTGCTGGCGTCCACTCCCAAACCTACGGAAATATCCATAATGCGCTTGGTGGTGTCAAACAGTTTGTCTGTCTCCACACCATACGCTGCAACTTGCTTTGTATATTTCGCTAAATCTAAAATCTGGATTGGTGATTTTAGAGCAAAAGTCTTGATTTCGCTGAAAAGCTGATTGGCACGACTTTGATCTTGTATAATTGCTCCTAACGAAATACGTTGAAGCTCAAACTGCGCTGTAACTTCCCTCACATTGGTAAGGAATGTGCCAATCATCGAATATCCGGCATAGACTGCCATTCGTTTGAGTAAGCGCGATACATACCCATCCTGATTCTTCAACTCTTGATTTACGAGTTTGACGGCTTGAACTTGCTTGGGTGCACTTGTAGCCATCTTACCTGTAAGTTCTGCGACTTTTTTCTTTGCTTCATCAAGTTTTATGGAAAGCCGCTTAATCTTTTCCGCAGTTTTCTCAAACTTTTTGCTCCCAACCTCCAGTCCGTTAAGTCTTTGTTGATATGCTTTGATTTTTGCATTTAACCCATCTATAGTGTTTTCATTAGCAGAAATCGCTCTACGAAGTTTCTCCCATGCGGCTCGTTGTTTTGCGGTCATTTTTTCTTGTTCATTGGCACTGCGTCGAGCTGCGGAACTTATTTGTTGTAAAGTTCGAGCATAGCTTTCACTTGCGCCAACAAGTCGGGTGTATTCCGCAAGTATCTTTTTCGCCTCTACAGTATACTCTCCACTCGTTTTGCTTGCCACACGTTCTGCCTCTGTCAGCGAGTTCCATCTATCAACAAGCTCTTTTATGCGAGAATTAATAGAATTTATACTACCATCCCCAGCACCATTAATCCGCAGATTGACAGCGAGTGGTCGTGACTTTATTTGCATTTCAAGCCTGCGCAGAAGCCTGTCTGCGTCTCCTTGTGCCTCCTGTATGCCTTTTTCTAAATCGAATCCGATTGGAAATATCAGTTTGTCTGCCATAGCTTTCTATGTTTTATAGCACGTTTATGCTGTGAATGAGGAAATTTGTATAACTTTGCTCCATAAACTGAAATCTCTTCAATATGGAAATCTTACTACCAATCATCGGCATAACTTGGATTATTCTTAACATCATCCTTTTTTTTAAATTATGGACTGCTTGTAATGATATTAGGCGAATAGCTGACAAATGTGATCCAAACGGGAAAATAACAAGAGAGAGAATCCAACGTGATAGTGAGAAAGAACAACTTGACGCATTTATCCATGACAACTGATTTTTGCTCCCGCCAAACAGACGCTGAATACCTCCTCCAAACATCTTTCTAATTAATTTCTTCATTCGCATAAAAAAATAAAAAGAGCCACCCCGACATCGGGATGGCTCATGGCTCTAATTGTCTGTAAATATAATAAAAATATCTTACAATCTAATAATTATTATTAGATTTATCTTTTTGCGGATTTTAACGTCTTCGCTTCCTCCATCGCTATGCGCTGCGCATCCTCCGGAGTGAGGGGTTGAGACGCTTTTGGCTTACCCCATCCGAAACGAGACAATATGGACTGCATCTCTTCATCCGAGCGGACGCTTTCGTCATAGCTTTTGGATTTTGCGGTCTGCTTCTTCGGTTCCTGGTAGTCATAGTCATAATACCCTTTGTCTATCAGCATGAGCGTTATGAAGTCCGCGCTGTCAAGATACCAATAGCGTAGCCACGACCAGAACCCGTAATTACCGTAAAGGGCTTTTATCTTTTCGTTGTCGGACGATGCTTGGAACGCGCTCCCGACTTGCTGTCCTCCTCCTTTTTCGGAGAAGCGTCCTCGTCCAACATATTTTCCGCTGATGCCTTTCTCTCTTGCAGCTGTCTGACGGCTTCGCCAACCTGCATCGTAGAGAGAACGAGTGCTCGTTTTGAGCTTCCCAAGTTGGCTAAATAAAAATTTTTATTCTCGCCTATGGCTTCTTCGGAATTAAGAGTGGCTGAAACTTTCTCGCTTTCGTTATATATGCGTCTCCACATATAGGCAAAAACACCCGGCACAAGCCACAACCGCTTTCCGAGCACCTTATGCGCGGCTTTCTTTGCGTATGCTTTGTGGATTTTGACGTTGAGACGTTTCGCCTTTCGCCTGCTGATACCCTCCTCCTTTAGCTCATTCTGCCAATAGCGGATGTCGAAGTCGAGATTAAGCATCTTAAGATTTTGACGTTGCGAGGTTGAGCGTATTCGCCACACCTTTCCGTCGATTACTATACTCTCTCCCGCTCCGCGTTGCAAAAGGTTGGCTTCGACGGCAAGATCGAGCATCGCCTGCTCGTCAAGCGTCAGTTCCGGTTGTTTCTCTGTTTCTTCTGCCATAGTGTAAAGTTATAAGCAGGGGCGGCGGCTGAATTGCTACCGCCCCTTGTGGTTGGATGGGTTTACTGCCGTTTAGGGTTCTGTCACAGCGGTGTCATACTTCATCTTGTTTTTGAGGTTGAGTATCATACCTGTCTTAAGCGAGGGTGTGTTCAGATACTCGCAGGTCACGGTGGCGTGGATACGCCACAGACCGTCAGCCCAAGTGAGGTTGCCGACAACCTTTGACTTCGGATAGAGCCACATGCGTGTAAGCTCGTCATTGAGGATGAAAATCGGCGCGGTGAATACCGGGAGATCGACACCGAAACCTACAGCCTCAACTGCACCGTCAAAATTCTCGTTGGTGCCAAGAGCCGAGGCCAGGATTGCCTCACCTCCGAGGAATTTCGCCACCATCTTCAATGATGTTGACGCAATGTCGAATGAGAAGCCGAGTGTTCCGGCCACTACTCGGGCGGTGATGATGTCGCCCTGCTCGTCCTTTACGGTGGTAGTCTCCGGATCTTCACCCTCCCATTCGGTAGAGTCCTGCACGATCTGACCGAGCGAACGGGGATTTGCAAGCCCTGCGAATGACGCGGTTGCATAATCCTCGGGGGTATCAAAGATACCAAGGTCACCCTGTCCGGCAAATACACCGGTAGAGTCTTCAAAATTTTTAATTCCTGCCATAGTTATATGGTATTTGAAAAGTTAATAATCAGTTATTTTGTTGTATGCCACGCCACATTCAGAATGGTTGTCGCGTAGCCTGTCGTTAGGTTTACCGTCGGAGGTGTAATCACGTTGGTAGCATCAAGCTCGAAGAAGAAACCATCGGAGGATTTGCCATCCACAAGTATCTCGCACTGCGCCGCCATCTGCCTTAGGCGTGCGGTCTTAGCAGTATTGTCAGCATTGGCTTTGCAGTTCAAGAACAGCATGAGGTTACCATAGTAGAGTCCCCTCGGTTTAGTCTTGGAAGTAATCACCCCGTTGGTTATCACCGTCAGGAACTCGTCTGCTAATCCCTTGTTGGGCTGCTTGGCTTGCTCGTAGCATCGGATGGAATACTTATCGGTTGCCGAGGTCTGCACCTCGACCTTGCCGTCAAGCAATGCCGCCAATGCCACGTCCGGAGTAAGATCTGCGAGGGTCATAGCGTAGTACCTGTTGAGATTGATACCCTTTCTGCAATCGGGCGAAGTCCGGCAAGAATCTCGTTCACCGCGTCCTCGTATGTTTTCTTGAAGAAGCCCTGTCCGCGTCCTTTCGGAGAGCCGAACTCGTTGATGTGATAGGCGTAAGGCACGGTTGACATCACCACAAACCATACTCCTTTGGAGAATGTGCTTGCGGCATCGGCAACCGTGCGCTGGAGAAATTCGGAGCCGTCGATTTCGTAATGATTTACTCCCCCGAATCCGCTCTTGCCTTTCTTGGAGGCGTGTTTTGCGGTCGGGCGGAAGTAGACCACTGCGCCATCGGCATAGACCGCACATCCGGTCGCATCATGGAGGTTTCCGAGATATTCGGGTATGTAGCCCGAATCTATCGCGGTAGCCACTGTGTCTGCGGCTCGTTTGAGCACGGCAATCAAGTCGGGCTGAATCACGCGCTTGGCGTGAACCGTCAAGCCTTTCATCAGCACCGATTTGTTGTAGCCCGTGTAGCCTCTTACGCTTCTTGCCATAGTTGCTTCTCCGTTGATTGCTTAATCTCTATCTCCGTCACCCAACTGCCGTCAAGTTCAATCTTGACATCGTTGACTTCGTCAATCACGCCATTGAACTTACGACCCGATTCCGTTCTCCATTCTATCATATCACCATTGGAAATCATATCTCCGCTTACGGTTCTGATAACTCCGGATATATAAATCTTGTCGTTTATTCGTACTGCTATCATGCCACGAGTTTGCTCGCCTGGCTGAAAGTCACACACTCCGTTGTATATCTCCTCGGTCAGTGGATTGTCAAACTTGTCATACTCGCCCGTGGGGCGCGTAATCCGGCAATGGTCGCGGTAACTTAAATCACTCATAGCATCCTGCGTCTTGGGGATGAAGTTCTCAGTCCACTCGCGTCAAACATCCCTCCGCTGTCGCTCACATCCTCGTCCAATTCCGCTCCGAGCTGTCCGCGCAACTTGTCACCAAGCGCACGGAAAGCCTCGCGGTCTTTGGTTGTCAGAGGATAGCCACCGATGGAGATTTGTCTGTTGCCTCGCTTCTCACTCTTGGTGCCACCCGTGATAGCCGCCGACATGGCGTAGTAGAGAGTAGAGAGGGCGTAGCGCAGACCGTTCATGTACTCCGGATCGTTGACATAATCCTCTACCTCATCGCCCAGTGCTACCGCACGGAACGGTTCTGGTCGCGCTTCAAGCGGTGATATTGCCGCCACTTGAAGCGTATTGGATTCTATCTGATTGCCGAGTCCGTGAAAGTGTCCTCTAAGCCAATTCTCTACCGTCATACTGCGTCACTGTTTAAGCGGTTTTCTTTGCAGAAGCCTTGCGGGCACTTGCACCCGAAGTATTGTCGAATGTCACAGCATTCAGATAATACAGACTGCGGGGCACGGTAGGCACCGCAAGACAAGTCAGTTCTGAACGCCACTTCTGCACTTTCGTTTCCTCGTTGTAGATATATTCCACAAGACCGCGCCCTCCGAAGATGGTATTGGTGATAGCCCGGCTGTCGGGACGGAATGCGGCGACGGGGATGATCGTGCCGATTTTGCCCGTGGGACGGAACAGGATAGTGCCATACTCAAAGCAGTCAAGTTTGTCGCGCACGAGTTTTTTCTTGTCCGCATCATAGCGTTCCACACCTGCAACAGCCTCGTCGAGTTTCACATCAACCGCTCCGGTGAGACGTTTGAACATACCTATGAGGACATTGGTCTCCGTCTGCTCCATGAGGTAATTTGCACCAACCGCCATTGCATTGGAGTCGTTGCCGGGAGCAATGAGTAGATTAGGCATAAGGGTATATCCGATATGCTTCTTCCATGCCGGATGTCCCATCAAGTCCTCGAAGAATGTCGCATTCATTTCCAACTTGATATTGGAGTATGCGTTCTGCGGAGCTTTCTTGATTGCACGGATCTGGAGCTTGATGTCCTCCAGAGGGTCGGCGGTCTCATCATACACGATAGAGCCGTCTGCCTTTTTAGTCCACCATGACTTTGTGATAAAGTGGTCTTCTGCGACTTTTGCAGAGAAAGTGGCTTCGCCGTAACCGCCACGGGGGTTGTTCTGGTCTGTGATTGTCAGCGCACCCTTTGACTTCATCTGTCCTACCTGATAGTTCAGCGTGCCCTTGTGTGCGTTGGGTATTGCCGAAAGTTTGGTAAACAGGTATTCCTCCAAGTGCTCACGAACTGATACGCTCGCATTGCCTCCAGTCAGAGATGCCGAAGCGGCAAGATTGTTGAGGAACACAAGTTTCTTGCGGTAGTCTGCCTGGTCGAGAGTTACAAATGCTTTGTGTGTCGGGATGGTGCCGGTGTATTCCTTGAAGTCTACCTCTCCACCGATAGGCAGTGCTTCAGAGTCAATGTCTACATAAGTGGCCATTACCTCGATGTCATCGCCTGTTTCCCATACTCGGTAGTCGAAGTCAATCTGTGTCGGACCCCATTCAAAACCCTCTGTGTCGAGGTTCTGATTTTCCAAAGGTGCAAGCAAGGTGTTGTAGTAGCTCGCAAATGCCTCCGGGGTCTTGATGCCGAAATACGACATCAAATCATATAGTTGCAAATACTCATTCATGTCGCTTAAAGTTCTTTAGTGAATGTAAATCCATGCTTTGCAAGGAATGTCTTTTGCTCTGTGGTCAAATCGGGAAGACGGTCGATAAGGACGTTGCCTTTGGTCACTATGCCGAACGTGCATCCGTCGCTACCCATGATAGAGTCTGCAACGGTCAGTCCAGCATTGACACCTGCCGCAAGCTCCTCGTCTGTGGGAGGCGCGCCACCAAGTGTCGGAGTGCCGCCGGATTTGGGAACAGAGATGAATGTGCCGGACGGATACTCCTTGCCCTCAGGTTCCGAATCGCTTTTAGGCAAGAATGCGCCACCGGGCAGAATCTCATCTTTGGAAATCCAGATAGGGATTCTTGATGCGCCGATTTGGTCGGCGGTGTTGGTAAATGTATTACCGTAAGTTACTGCTCTTGACATTTTTCAATTAATTGTTTAGTTTTAGTTCTCATTTGGCAGCAACCCTTTCGTTTTGAGCCTTTCTGCAAGTCCGGAAAAGTCTGTTTTAGTCTCGCCACCTCCGCCATCGCCTTTGAATGGCTGCGAGAAGTCTGTCACGCCTTTCTCCTTGACTGCGGGGTCGAATTCCTCACGAAAAGCCGCTATAAGCTGCTCTCCGTTCATCTGCTCACCACCTGCCTTGTAGACTTTCATTGCCACACGCTTTGCGAAGTCACGCTCTTTGGGGAATCCACTTGCGTAGTCCCAGCCGTTGACAAAGTTGTCAAGTGCTGAAACCGCATCCTCTTTGGCCTTGGCGGCTTTGATAGAGGCGAGTTCTTCTCTGAGCGGATTGACTGCCTCTGCGAGCGCTTCCGCAAACATTGCCTTGAAATCGGGTTTCTCTTCTTTCTCCCCTGGCTTGTCTTGGGGTTGGTTGCCGTTGAGCTTTGCTTCAAGTTCCGCTTTCTCTGTCTCCAGCCCTTTGAGTTTGGCTGAATACTCGGTGCGTACCTTGTCCGTTTCGCTCTGATAGGATTTCATCACGCCCTTGACAACTTCGCTCTGAACGAAAGCCGCAATTTCGGATTCATCCTTTACGACGGTCACACCTAAGGCAGCCAGCCCGTCAACTACTGTTTCAGGCACTCCCAAGTTCTTATACCCTTGTGTAATTGCCTCCTTAATTTTTTGTTTCATAATATATTTCTTGAATTATTTGATTTCCTTATTTGCTCTCAAGGTGTAGTGTCACCTGACCGCGATCCTCCGAAAAATTCAGGCTAAATTCCCTAATTGTCCCTGTGTCATCAAGCAAGCGACTTATAACAATGAAGTCTCCATCGGAATGAGTGCGGTTCATAAGGTTGAATAATATCTTAAAACCACAACCCTCAATATTGACATTCACCCGACACCAAGGCTTTCCATTGCCCTTAGAACCCTCGTATAGTGCTTCATAAAGATCGTCTTTAGATTCTATCACGAGTCCTTTGTTCCCATCAAACTCGCTCCATTTGTGTTTGCCCTCTATCGTATATGTCTGGACCCAATCGTTTGGTGTAATCGTTCCAACTGGAGTCCGGGTGTTTGATGAAACTCTAAATGTATTCATGCAATTAATCTGTTCTAAGCCAAAAGAGCCGACAAACGATGTTACTCGTCTATCGGCTCTTTGGCTCTTTGTTGTTAATATGTTTTTGTAGCGCAGGGAGGATTCGAACCTCCGACCTCTTGGTTATGAGCCAAGTGAGCTGACCTTCTGCTCTACCGCGCTATCTGTCAAGACTTATGTCCTCAATCTTTATGTGTATCTCCCGCTTGCAAGATTTACAATAGAGATATATGTCACCTCGTCCCACAATGTCCTCATACTTGCCGAGAACTTTGGGTTTGCGACCTTCTTCTTTACATCTCGGACACTCTATCAATCCCTTCATGCGGCAAATATAATATATCTTAATAAATTACACAACAAATTTTAAAGTTTTTCTTTAAATTTTATTATCTTTGCACTTGAATCAGAGCCACAGAGCCACTTGACCCCACAAGGGACAGGTGGCAAATCTTATAAAATTAAAGAATATTACAAACATGGTTGTCCCAACTTTCTTAAATCCACAATCCGATAATCTTGGAAACGAGGTTTGGAAACCTGTTGTCGGATGGGAGTATAGCCATGAAGTTTCCAATATGGGGAAGGTTAGAAGCCTTGATAGAACCACAATTCAAGGCGTAAATATCAAAGGGAGAATATTACGTCCATTCAAGCAAAAGGTTGTTTCAGGGATTAATGGGAATCCATACCTAATGCTTCAATTGAATTGCGATGGAAAATCCAAGACTTATCCCGTTCATAGACTCGTTGCGATGGCGTTTATACCAAATGACAATCCTTCGGAAAAGACAGAAGTAAATCATCTTGATGAAAACCGCTCAAACAATAGAGCTGATAATCTTGAATGGTGCTCCCATAGCGACAACATCAACTATGGTAGTAGGAATCAACGACAATCGTGTAATAATCCTCTTAGGAGAGAAGTAGACCAGTATACGCTGGATGGCGAGCTTGTCGCACATTATTACTCCACGACTGAAGCAGCAAAGGTCTTTAATGGTGATTCAAGCAATATTTCAGCGGCTTGCCGAGGTGTTTCCAAGACTGCGTATGGCTATGTATGGAAATATTCAAATGGTAAGTTACCTCGAAAAGTCAGACGTGAGTTGCCTGAGGATAGAAAACTTATTCAACTTACAATTGACGGGAAATTTGTTGCAAAATACGATACGCTTGCAGACGCTATTGCCGCCGTAGGAACAAATCAAAGTGCAATATTTGCGGCCTTATATCGAGGATGTGGTATTTGCAAGGGGTTTCGGTGGATGCGTAATGCTGATTACATTGCAAATGGGTTTAATCTACACAAAACATGTTCAGATTGACAAGCCCTATAATAAAGTTTCCTGAACTTTATCCTCGCGTTGAAAGGAAACTGCCTACCGCCAAAGACCGAGGATGGACTCGCGTAGGTGGTTTTACTCTACGTGATAAGGTCGATTACATCCCGCAACCCGGATTGCAGGAAAACTTTTGTGCCTGTGAATCCAATACAATATACTTATGCGGAGCAGCCACAATGGGAAAGACATTCTCGATGATTCTAAAAGTCTTGTATGGTGTTGATAAAAAAGGATTCTCGTCTGCAATGATTTCAAAACGTCTGCAAGACTCAAAAAAAGGTGGCTCTATTTTCCGAGACAACGAAATTTTGTTAGGAGCTTTTGCCGGGTGCGAATCCAACACCTCTGACTACCCCACATTCTATTGGCGACAATGGCTGTCGGCTCACCGCCTTACACACTCATCTTTTAACACTGACAATCCTCCCGAAAGGGCGCAGTTTATCGAGATGGCGAAGAAAAACCAGAACGGACTGCAACAGTTTGATGAGGCAGACTCAATGTCGGAGTTTGAATATGACTATTGGCAGTCGCGTAACCGCGATGATTCGGGGATGGTGCCACAGTCTACATATTCATTCAATCCTCCCGGCCCAGACCATTACCTCACCCGTAATCTTATCAACGCAGGGTACATCGGTGAGGATTGGTATTTTAAGCCGGAGATGAACGGAAAGACTCGCTACTATTTCAAGGCTGGGAATAGTGTTGATGATTATATTTGGGGCGACACTCCGGAGGAAGTGGCAAGGATTGCAAACATAACAATCTCACAGAAAGACCGGGATGCGGGGCTGACGGAAGCGGATATGGTTAAGTCATTCACTGCTTTTACAGGCGAGGCTTCTGACAACCGTATGCTCGTGGCTTCAACCGGAGGGCAATCGGTGGCAAACCTACAACAGACTAATGCCAAGCAGCGTTCAGTACTGAAAGGCGGTTATTTCGGTCCCATCGACAACGAGGAGATCAACGTCAACCGCCAGATGATTCACTCCCTTTGGGAGAATCCCATCAACGAAGACAATAACCTATACGCAACTTTTGACGTAGGCGGCGGCAAGGGCGACTCTGCTCCACTTATTATTTGGAAAGGCTTGCAGATGATTGCCATCGAGTATTTCAAAGGTGAGCCACAAGAACTTGCCGATTGGGTCAAGTCAATTCTCGATAGATACGGAGTACCCGTAACCCATTTCGCCTATGATGCCACTGGCTTCGGGTATTGGCTCCAAGGGCTGACCAATGGCGTACCTATAACTGCCAACAAACGCGCCCTCGCCGAGTACGACGAATACGGCAACCAAATCACACGCGATGAATACTTCAACTGCCGGTCACAGTTGCTTGGCAAACTCGAAGTAGCACTAAAACGTGGCGACATATCCTGCGCTATCCCGCAGGATAAGTTGGTTCAGTTCGGCGTCAAAGCCGATACCCGCCGCTTTATCGACGTGCTGATGGACGGCACAAACATCTTCATCACACAGAAGAAAAACGGCAAGACATACTACCGCAACAAAGACGAGTTCAAATCCAAGTTCAAATACTCTCCCGGTGAGATTGACGCAATGTCGCTCCGCATGGTCTTTGAACTCGACACCCGAGAGCGCAAGCAGCCCAAACCGCAAGTCGCAGACGATGCCTATGACGCGCTTTACAGTCGCCGTCATCAGTTGCCACTTTCCAGAAGAATTTATAAACGATACAGATAAAATATGGAAATAAAGAAAGTCTCTCCTTATCTTAAAAAGAAACCTTGGAAGCGGTTGATTAACCCCGATGTGGAGGTGCGCCCTATGGTTGATACACTATACTACGACATTCCGACATCCGAACCGTCGGGGTTGCATTATCAGTACCTCGGCAACGCCGAACTGCTCAATGAATCTACCGAGGGCGCGAGGGTTATAAACTCCAATATGTACTCCACACGCCCGATATATGAACTTGTTACCCGTAAAATCAAGGTCGATGACGGAGAGGGCAATATGGTTGAGAAAGAAGTCAAGGAGGAGGTGATTGTTGGGTATGACCGCATTGAAAATGTCCGCTCCGGCCTGGGTGAAATGATAATCACGCAAAAAGCCTCGCATCTCGGTAAATGCGGAATTGAGACCGCTGACGAGCTTGGTAAAGACCACGAAGCCTATGACAACTGGCTTGCATGGAAAGAAGTGTCAGGAGTTGACGCAGACCTGCCGTCAATAATATATCACGCTGGCAAGTGCGGGGATTCCGCCGTATATATATATCAGCACGGCAAAACCATACGTTGCACTCTTTTCTCGTTTATTTTGGGAGATATACTTTTCGACCACAAAGACGACAAGGGAAATCCGATGCGTGTGCGCCTTTATCAGCTTAATGGTCGTGATGCTGCCGATTTCTATATGACAGACTATATCGAGACTTATGTACGTGGTGACGTGACCGATGAAACGGAGGAAAACAGCGTGGTGCAGTCATGGTGGCCAGTAGTCAAAGGGTGGTTCCGCAATATCAGCCTCAAAAAAACGGAGGATGGCTGGACTCGCATAAGCCGTTCGCGCTCTCAGCTTGACGCTTTCACATGTCAAGTGGCCTATCTGCGATTCGATGATTCGTTTATTGGTCATGCGATGCAGAACATTGAGGCATACGACCGCGCATTAAGCTATACAAGCGATAAAATGCGTTCCACGGCTTTCTCCAAACTCCTTGTCAAGGCTACGAAAATCAAGAACCTTCCACCGCTGAGTTCCGGAGAGGAGGTTATCGGTATTGACGGGGATGTGGAATCGCTCAAAGCAAGCGATGTAAAGCACGTCACACCTCCCGACATTTCCAATATCGCGACTATAAACCTCAAAAATATTTCAGATGCCATAATGCAGTCAACCATGAGCATTGACCTCCAACCGGAGATTTTGAAATCGGGTGCAGACAGCAGTCAGACCCTCAAACTCTTGCTGCGTCGGGAGATTCAGTGGTGCCATGTGATGTGGCCGCAGGTTCGCCCCGTAGCACAGGAAATCGTTGAAATACTCAAAGGTCTTGTCGGGAAGATTGAGGGTGATATTGAACGTTACGGCAACCTCCGCATCTCCGTTTGGAATACTCCGTGGTTGCCTCAGGATGAAGATGCTCTCGCCGAGCGTATCAACAAATACATCTATAACGGCACGATGAGTGCTGAATCAGGACGGCATGAGTCGGGTATGAGATATGCCAATGATGCCAAACAGATAGCAAAGGAGCAGGAGGAGAAGATATTCCGTGAGACGTATATAAAGCTCAAAGCCGAGGCTCAGGCACGAAAGGACTTTGGTATGGAAGAGACCGCCAATGATGTGGTGGTAGATAAAGTGGAGGAGAACCCATCAAAGAAAGAGGCAAGCCCGAAGATAGACAACAACGCACCTTACAAGAACATGGGCGATAACAAGGTTAACAAATAGACAATTCTCATCCGAGTATATGCAATCGGGGCGCGGACACCAAGAAGTGTTTCGCGCCCTGCATATATAAAATCCGGAAGTTTGGAACATTAATTCTCCACTTTCCCCGACAGAATATCGGTCAGTTTAACATCATTGTATTCATCAATCTTTGTCACAACATCTTCGGGGAGATTAAGCACGGTGCATGGGTCGTACTTAAATCCATGCTCCTCTGCGTAGGCTCTCGCCTTACAGTAGTCGCAATCATCTACAATCTGCCCCTCCGCTTTTGCTGTCTCAACAAACAGTCTATAACGGCATTCGCTTTTACAGCGTGCCGGAAGCACACGAACAGGACGAATCTCCTGCTCAACATCATCTTTGAGCAAGTTCATTTTTTTAAACACTTCAACGATGGTTTTCACACTATCCGGATCAAGATTGCTTCCACGGTCAAGAAGACCGATCGCGTGACTCAGCAACTTCTTCAGCGCACTCTCAATCTTGGTATCGTCAATCTCGCTATCTACATAATGTGGTCTCTGCTTCCTCCCCAAAAACTCCGCAAGTTCGGTTTCGTAAACTTCGCGGTACTCGCGATTCTTGGAATAAGACCAAAAATGCTTGCTTTCGACTGCTCCAGCATCGCTTATTCGATATTTTCCTTTGCCTGTTGAAATTGCGTATTCGGGATGATGGAGCAAAAATGCGTCTTGGTTCGGCAATCCCATCAATACAGCCGCACAGATAATCTGTCGGTCAATCTTCTTCAACTGCGGGAACGCCTTTATGTCCTTTACCTCGGTTGGTATATTCAGTTCTGCCATATCAAAACCAATTTATAATTGTGTCTCCATTATATCCTTTCTCCCAAATGAACCAAGCGTAGCCTTGTGCGCTACCTTTGAAATTTCCATCCCGATCCGAACAGGGTATGCGAGTTGATGAAACCCAAATACGCTTCGGTGGATATTCCTTAAATAATGCCTTCCTTGCCTTGCTTTCTAAAAATAAAATGCGGAGCCACATAGCCACCTTGCAGCCATTTCCCACAAGGTCAATACATTTGCGTATAATCGGCAAGGCGTGGGAGTAGGGGGGATTGCTTACTATATCCCCATGCCACATTTCATTGCAGGTGAGTATGTCTAACTGCTCTATACCACGGCCTCGTGTTATAATATCGCTTCTGCGCATGATATAACCATCGTCAGCAAGAGCACCACTTATGTGCCCCAATCCGTCGCATGGTTCCCATATCTCATTTTGGAACGCTTCAAGTTTCAGCAGTTCCTCAACAGCCTTTGGGTGCGTGCAATACAAATCATACTGCGCCCTCTCGCCCTTGGCGTGGTTGCTCGCTCCAAGCGTAGAATACACATTTGCGCTTTGTTTCTTCATACTACAAATTATTTCTTCTTGCATACTCAGCCATCAGCAACGAGTCGCAGATGCCGTCATGCGGATTCTTGCACTTCGGAGAGCGTCTAAGGTCAACGCCGGGAAATATCCGCTTGGCACAGTTGGTGGACGTTTCCTTAGTCTTCACTTTCTTTCCATCCATCACCTTGTCGCATCGCTCCCACACGCCACTCTGCCACTTCTTAGGCGGTATCATCGAGTAAGGGATATTCAGCGCGGTCAACATCCCTACAAGCCAACCTTTATTAAACCCTAATACAAACTTTGATTTTCCAGAAGTGCCGAATATTGCGTGAACATCCTCCACAACCGCATAGACTGAGTTGTAGTTAACCAAATCGCGCAGTTTGTAGCCAATGTCTGCAATGTCGTAATCCTCAAAAGCAAACGACTCAATGCTCTCGCCGTGAAGCACAGTCAGTGCACCCTTTTCTCCCGGGTCGAGTCCAATGTAGTATTTATCGCTCATAGCCATATTTATTTACATCTCAGAATAATCTTCCAACTTTATTGGCTCGTTGTGAGTTAGATTCCCGCCCTTTACATTATATTTCTCTCGCCCATTGTCAAGCTCTAAATGCAGGCAACACCCATCCCAGCCGCCATCAGCCCAAATGTCGGCATTGTATTTGGCAAGCAACTCTTTCAACTCTTGCAGAAACGCGGTGCGAGGGTCGGTAGGCTCAGCAAGTTCAACATCTTTTGAATAAACAGATATATATTGCGGCACATCTAGTTCTACTCCGATGTCATTAGAATTTTTAATGCGCGGGTCTCCCACCGACACCACTGTTCCGTAATCTCCCTCTGCAACGCGAACATCCTCATCGCAGTTAATGCAGAATCTCTTGAACCGCACCCTATCTCCCACCTTAAATTTCTTCTTGCTCATATATCAGTCACATCTTTATGTTTATACCTCAGTTCCTTTATAGCTTTTATTCTTTCCGCCTCCTCTTGCGCTTTCCGCATCGCCTCCTGCTCGGCTTTGATTTTGGCAGGGTCATACTCCCCGACCTCAATCAGCAGGCACTCATCGCTGAAAGCGTCTTTGCCAAGTCCCTCGATTATGCAGTTGGCTCGCCATTGCTCAATGATGTCAGCCATCCGAGCCTCCGAGCCGTAGATAGACCGCGCCATAAAGGTGAAAATTGGCGATGCAATTTTAACGGCCACCTTTTGTCGAAGCACACGCTTATCTTTCCTCCAAGCGACCTCAAAAGACAACACTGCCCCCGGCTTCGCTTTCTGCAAAGGCTGATTCAGGTAAAGCCCCACCGGAATCAATACCAAATTCCCTTTCGGCATAGGCGTGTTCAGAAGTTTTATAACCTTACTCATTCGCAACTCCGGTTATTCGTACAGCACCCATATCCTTGCTGAAATCAACATCTACTCTCGCTTTCGGAAAGAGCATTGCAGAAGTAGGGCGGCATCCAAATCTGCGCTTCCACTTCTTCCAGATACGCCTTGCTCGTTTCTTATTGGGATATTTGAGGTTTTGGGGCTTGTTGATAATATGCCCACCCGTAACCAAGACTGAGCAATAAGTTTCGCCATTATTGTAGTCAGCACCGATGAACTTCGGCAAATCGGGATTGTCTGCAAGGTCAACACTGAAAGGAGCCTCAATTTTGTCACGCACCCTTATTTTGTCAATTTCTTCGGTCTCTTCAGCCTCCAACTTGACGCTATCCTTGATAACTCCACCAAGCTCGCAAAACTTACCCTCGGACATAAAGCCGATTTTGCAAGCTCCGAATATGTTATTTTCTTCTCCCATAGTCATTCCTTAATCAGTTCCTTGCCAAGTGTTATGTATGTGAACGCTTCAAACTCATGGAGAAAGCAGACGGTTGTTTTATGCTCCACAGTAAACCCCTTATCAGTAGATAGAATTTTCACCTCCCATAATTCAGGGTTTCCAATCTCGCTATAATCCAATAACTCTATCTGCGGAATAACCAAGCGATTGTTCTCCATTCTCTCAGCACTCGCCGCGTCAATGTAGTAGGCTTTATTGTTATCGTAGCGATTTCTCTTAACAAACCCCAACTCCACAAGTAATTCGGGGGTGATTGAGATTGGCTCTGCACCTTGGAGAAAGACTCCGCAAGTCTGATACCCTCCACAAATGGTTGCTCCAAGCATAGCCCACGGCTGATTCTCTAGATGTTTTTCAACTAATTCTATAACTCTTGCTCTCACGCCATTCACCTCAACGTGCGACCCTATCCTAAGTTGCTTAATATCTACTGCCATATCATTTGAAATATTCGTTACAAACAAACCCTTTTCGGGGCGAAAATTCTTTGAAGTCGCAACTCGACCACAATTCTCTGCGATTAGCCCAATGTGCCATATCTCTTTGCCATTTTGGAATTACCTGCTTCGGATTATTGAAGTCTCGGAATGGTTGTGCGACAATGCGTACACGCTTGTTACTTCTGAAATGTGACAATCTTTCGTAATCTTCCTCCATATCATCGCCTATCATCGTGTATATGAGATATTGCGATGGTGTTTTACCTTGCTCAACTCTGGATTTATCAATCAACGCCATAGCTTTTTCAACCTCGGCTATCTGTCGTGGAGTATCAGCCGCGAAGCGTATCATTGAGCCTATCCAACGAATCCGAGCAAAGAGCCGAGCAACACTGTTATCTACCAATCGGGCAGAATTGCCTTGATTGAGGTCTATGCGATAGCCTTTATCTGCAATCTTCTCCAACTGATGAATACCATAGTCACAAGCAAGCACATTGTTATCCATCAGTACAATATTAGGGCGTTTGCCATTTTGGGCTATCTCGTCTATATCCATGTACGGATGAACACCGCCCTCCTTAATCGGGACGATACACCACTTGCATTTATTCGGGCAACCTCGTGTCAAAAAGCCGTATGCGGTCTTACTGTCAACTTGCGGAAACAGCGAGTAATCGGGTTGTAAGCGGTCTATATAATCCGGCAGTTCCTTGTGCATATCAAATCCAGTCCCACCACGTTCAATCTCACAATCGTAATTGTCAGTGCAATCGGGCGAGAATGTGAATATTTTTGACATGTACACCTTGTCGTATTCACCAAACATAGGCATAGCCCACTCGACACTATCACCCTGCGACTTGTGCCAAGCAGCCAACTTCCCAAGTGCAAGGTTTGGGAATGAAGTTTTGTCAACCGCTACTAATCCGATCTTTGCCATAATCCTAAGTCATTGCATCAAAACTAACCGCCGAAGCGTTCTTAATTCCTCTGATAAATGCCGTGTAGTGCATATCTTTTGCCTTGACTTTCGCATCGCTCTGAGCTGAAATATACTGCCTCTGCAACGCGAACTTCTGAGCCTCATTCACCCATTTATCCATTTTCCACGTTTTCAACCCTTGTCGAGTCCAACGTATGCGGTCATGCTTCTCCGAGTGGTTGAAAGCCGATATGTCAGCCGCAGAGGGAGCTTCGCAATAATCGGTCAGCCCCAGGCAATATGCGTCCTGTAATACCTCATACGCCACAGAGTAGTAATTGCGATATATCTTCCCTGCATTTCTACGGAAGCGGTCGAAAGCATCCGAGAATCCACCGATAGCCGCAAGCTCGCACAACTTCAACTGCCAAAAGAGGTCGGAGTTAACCTCATAAACCGTGTCAATCGTGCCGAACACACCCGGCACACGCGTCTTTTCAACGTGCGCACGGCATAATCCTTCATCCTGGCACTCGTGAGCATCGCACACTCCGAGTTTGTAACAAGAATAGAATAATTTCATTATCATCCTCGCTACACCGGTCGTAAAGCCGAGTTGCCGCTGACTGTTTCGTTTCGGAGTCATAGTTTCTTTTCAAGTAAATAATAATCAAGGCTCCCGCTGAATTGCCGTTCAACATATCCGTTGTTCAGATAGTGACGTAACAACCATTCTTCACTATTCACCGCTTCCCATTCAAGAAACACGCTCTTATGCCCCTCTGTCTTGGCTATTTCCTCAGCTCGTTTCAGCAACCGCTTGGCGTGGCCTTGCTTGCGATGTTCGGGTAGCACAAACAAATCCCACAACCAGCATGTGCCGCCAAAGTTCTGCTTCTCTTTATACAATTCCAACTGCACGGAGCCAAATTCATCTGCTATCAGATAAATCACCTTGGAGTTCCATTCTTGCCGTTGCTCAATCATTACTGCCATTTTTCATCCTCCTCTTCCAATATTTCGCGCAGAATGGCTTTCTCCTCCTCGCGCTTAGCTTTCAGTTCTTTCTCGCTCATGCTGACTTCGGAGGCTATATCCTCCATCAGTGCTTGCGAGGCTTGCTCTTCGGTTTCAGACACGTTTTTAGCTGCCGCTTCAGCCTCTTTATCCCAACGTTTGAACATCTTATTGACCGAGCGAGTCAAATCGTCCGTAAAGCCTTGATTTTGCGTGATATTCATAGCCACAATGTAGTTATACATCGCATAGCCACTCAACTGCGTGTCGAGGTCTTGCTTGGCTGCTGCAAGGAGATAACCGTAAGCGTGTGTGCCACCTGCCACAGTCATTCCCCATATCCCCGAGGTGGTTTCAATCCGCAGATAACACTCCTTTGGCTTCTTCTCGTTGAAAAACCACTTGAATATAAACTCGCCCACACGCTTCTCCATGTAGGTCTTCTGCTTGAATAGTTTAATCTTGTTGCTCATCTTTCAATTTATTGTATTCATCAATAATTGCCACACATAAAACGGTCTCTCTATCATCATCTGCCAATATCCCCACTTTCTCACCATGGCAGACACTCTTGTAGGTATCGAGGATTAGTTGCTCTAAGCGGTCAATACGTTTCTGTTTCTCCGCTACCACCTCAGCGACAGCCTTTGCAAGTACGCTCTCCTTTATTTCTATTGGAACTTCAAGTTCTCCCATAGTTATTCTTGTTTATTAGTTTCCAAATGTTGATTTATCGCCTCCAGCACTTTGTTATGCGACTTGAACACCTTGCCGTCAAAGAGGTAGTGGGTGTAACTGCGCCCGAAAGTGCCGTCTGCCTTTTTGATGGTATGCACACACTTGCTGATAGACTGATCACCAATCGTAGCCGTGTATGTCGTTGCGTGTTCATGCTCCATCGCAAGCGAACTCTGAAACCGCCACGGAAGTTGTTGCAGTTGGAGGTAGGTCATAGCAGCTTCTGTTTTACTTGTTCGTATTCCTCGGCAAGTATCACAGAATTAAAGCCGTTGCACTCCATCATGGCGCAAAGTTTATTCGCAAATTGCCCTTCATTGTCAACAATATATGGTGCAATCGCAATTATGAAATCTCGATTGACTATCAACTTCGATTTGTTAAACATACGATAGCCGGGGTTGGCTTTCAAATCCAAATCGGGGTAATAGTCAAACTCTATAAACTTGCTCATACTTATTCTCCTTTCGGTTTGTATTCGGGAATTTCAAGCCATGCAACAACTCTGCCATATTCGTCCTCATCATCAAGAGGTCGGTTGCCTTCATCAATCCAACAGCGTATAAGCGCAGGGATGCTTGCCATTGAGGTGTAATAGTGGTAGTTGTCCTCATCTTTATAGCGAATCTTTGCTATCACTATTTCATTGTATTCCGGCTTCTCTTTCTCCGTATCGCGCCACTGGTTGGCGAGGGCGTAGGAGGCTCCGGCAAGGAACGCTTTTTGCAAATCAAGGTCGGCTGTAGATTGAATGTTGTCATCGTCAAATACCGTGCCCTCCTTTTCGGCATACTCTCTCGCTTTATTCTCCATGTCGGTCATAATCGGTTCCGTTTATTGTATATTATTTGTTCTCTGATTGCACCTTCTATCATATCAGCAAGACACGCGCCGCCGTTGTAATATTGCATGACATAATCGTAAGTGCCATCCGAATTGGGAGATAAAAACTCAATGTCGTTTTCGTAGTCCTCCTTTTTGTCGTTGATAAGTTCAAAAAGTCTGCCATCTATGATGATGTACTTGTAACAATGATTTTCGCCTCTATCGTAATAAAATTCATTCAAGGCATCCAAGAGTCCATCACCATTGTCTTTTACGCAAAGCGCGGTACACATACCCTCAATCCAATCACTGATGGATTCGTTTTCAAGTATTATCTCACGTAGTTTGCCGACGTGTCTAACCATTTCGCTCATTTCACCCCTCCTTTCAGCCGCTCGACGATGCCGTTGACAATAAGTGATGTGGATTCCGCCAAAAAGGTGGTATCGCGTCCGCTTCTTATTAACGCCACCGCAACCTCTTTCCCCAACTCCATGCGGTAGGCAAGCCAATCGGGAGTGCCGGACTTCGGCGTATCATTATCGACAATCCCCATTTCATCCTTTGCCATCTGGATGAGACCTTCCGCTGCGGTGGCTTTAAGCGGTGGCTCTTGCTCCTCGGTGCAGTGAATAAGGTCTTTCAAAGGAATTACCACAGAGACGCCATTAACAATGGCCTTTATTGTTGCATGATTAGCTTTTATTTCAACTATTTCGCTTGGCGTGTTACAAAAACACATTTTTGCATCCTTGAATGTCTTGCTACCCCAATCCATATCTTGACTGACTTTCACTATATCTCCAACCTTGAACCTCGGCTTCTCCTCCTCGGTCGCGGTGAGGTTGTGCTTGCCGAAATACCTTTCAAGGTAGATAATGTGCATATCTATCCGCACGTTTGTCGGGTCGAGTCCATGCGCGGCTTTTGCGTCCGCGTAGTCCTTTCGCACCTCTTTCTTGAAATCCTCGGGCAGCGACCGCCATGCCGCGTCTTTTTCTGCGTCTGTCATAATTGTTCTTTGTTTCTTGTTTCTTTCCACGCTTTGAGCCATTCAGTGACAAAATTCTCTATATCTTCTTTGATTGTATTAGGCTTTTGTTCAATCTCGCCTTGCTCATAGCCATATTCAACTATCGCTTTGTAAGTGGCATATTGACCTTGCGGAGATAATGCTTTGTATTCATCCTCCTTGTCAGCTATTGTCTTAGCGAAATACTCTTGCTCAGTCACTGCGGATTAAAAACAAAGGCTCAAACTTTCGCCCGATGGTGTGAGCATCGGACTACTTGTATGAGCCATTTAATATCTTACCTTGCAATCTCACACATTGCGCACTGCAAAGTAAGTGAATTATTTTAAATTATACAATAAAATCTAAAGTAAATTATTAGATTTATGCACCACAAATAGGTTCCCCATCTTCAGTGGTGTCATAACCGAGTTTCCCGACACAATACTCGTCACCCGACGGCATTCGTCGAATATTCCCTTTCTCCTTAGAGTAACCGAGCGATTTCAGCATACCGCTGACATCTCGGTTCTTCATGGGCTTTTCATAGCCTTGGTCGGTGGCATAGGTACAATATTCTTGATAGAGGTCGCGCAGAGGTCGCCAACGGGGGTCTTTCTTCTCCGGCTCCTCAATCACGACATACCCCGAATCAGCCCACCATGCCCTTGCGGAATTGGCGTGATTCTGTAATACTTTCTGTGCTTTCACCACATCCTCACCAAGTATGATATTGCCGTTGTTGCGGAGTATCTTCTTCATCCCGGCATAAATCCACAGGAATACATACATCCTCGCCAACGGCACGGACAACTTTTGCGTCAGATAGGGGTCTTTATCCTCCTCAGTCCATTGGCGCGTGGTAGTGTAGATGGGGAGTTGCCGTCTATGATAACCCCACGAATCGTCCGCACTCTCTGGCAATTCGTTTGTGGCGCAGAGCAATGGCGGGAACTTGACCATTATGGGGTCTTTGTAATTCTTGCGTCCCTGGAACCACTCTCCGCTTATCGCCCGCTTAAAATCGCCACCTCCGACATCCTTAGCTTCAAGATCGCCGATAAGATTGCATATCTTACCATCCAACGCAGCAATATTAACCCTCGCATCGCCATCCTTGAACAGTTGCCGAAGCGAGAAACGACTGAAAAACTTGTCTCCGAACACATTCGCAATCGTGGAAGCAACAACGCTCTTGCCGTTACTGCCTGTTCCTACCAAATAGCATATATATTCGACTTTGACATTCTCGCGGTTGAGAAGCAGTGACCCACAGAACTGCTGAAAAGCATCCCTCGCGTCATTATTGGGGATAATCTCCTTGATTTTCGTTTCCCACAGTTTGCAGGGGTTGTCACCAACGCCATATTCGTCCGCTCCGACCTTGTAGCACTCTTTTTCGTCACGATATTCAAGGTCAAGGGCGATATATGGGCGGTATTTGATGTTGAACTTCTTAAGAGAGCCTTTCTCGATGTCAAAGATGCCGTTCTCAAAGGCAATATACCTCCTGTCCGGCTTATACAGGTATTCATCAGAGCTTGTAAGCGTGCTGACAACACTCCGTGCGATGTCTGACGGGCATTTCTGCACATACATAGAACCGATTTTCAACGCCCTCATGGTACGTTTAATCAGTTCCGCCATGAACTTCTCCGCCTTGACATCTATCTGCTCGAAAAACGCCCCATTATAGGCATACAAAGTACTGCCGTCCTCTCCAACAAGCACACGTTTCTCCTTATCAAGACACAAAAACTGCTCAAAGAGGTCGGTCAGCAGGGTTTCGACCCAGGAACTCCACGCTTTGCCGTTCCTGCCAAGCCCAATCAGCGTCTTGGTTCTATACTCCGGCTTCCGAGTAGCCGCAAACTCTTTCTCCATCGCCTCCGACAGATGCTGAGTCAGATGTTCATATGTTTCCGATTTTACCATAACTCTTGATTCATGATTAGATATGCCAAAGGATACAATGTCCTTTGCTTTCGTAATGCTTTGCAAGCTCCTTTACATGCTGTTTATTGTCCGAACGATGAATGGTAGACCATCCCCACCACTTCTTTTCTTGGATACAATAATACTCAAGACCCAAAGCGATGCTTTCTATGTAGCCTACTCTCAGTTTCATTTCTCCATATAGTTCCTGATTTTCTTGCGGGTGAAATATAGGATTTCCCGTTCTCCTTTAAGTGGATGCGCTGCCACAAGCCCCCATCCGTCCTCTTGGAGCATACCCATAATCACACATATCTCATTTAGGTCACGGTTTGTTATTCGTGCCGTATTCTCCACCTCACTCGCAGTTGCATACGCCTTTTTCAACGTTTCTTTCCCCTGCCACACTTGCAGGACTATCCGCGCCAACAACAGCACGGCGATTAGGGTTAATAGGATGTTGTTCATCATAGTTCGATTATCTTTTTATATTTACGATTTTTTTTAGCGGCTAAATACTCATCTATCTGCTTGCAACAGCTATCATAAGAGCCACATATCAAGTTTACATACCATCCATATTTTTCATGCCTTTTTGCCCCCAATAGGGAATAGAACATAAACTTATTAGTAGTAGGATATATTCTGATTCCGCTGTGCTCGTATTTCCGTTGCGTCCGCTCCAATGCCTCTTTGGTTCCCTCTATGTCGCCAAAAGCAATTTTTCTGCGGAAAATATTTTGGCAATTATAACTCTGAACATACACCTCATCAATCCTATATGAGAGCCAAAGACACAAAACTCTGTATTGGATAAGATAATACTTGTCACCGTTTCTCCATTTGCGTTCAACTATTCGGTATTTCATTTCCTTTTCTTTTTGTGGTATTTGTCAAACTTAGCGCACAAGCATATCATCCACATGGTTGTATGTCTTGGCGCGTTTCTCATTATAGTTGAATTTCTCGTTGAGCCGATTCATCTGGAAGCGTTTACTCTTATTAAGTAGATAGAGTCTACGTTGAACCGAGATTTCCTCCTGCTCATTCTTAGGCTTACGGCCATACATCAGACTCTCCATCACGCAGGTCTCAGCCTCAATTTTCTCGCAAAGATTCCGCTCTTTCAGTTGCTCCAGGTATTGCACATAGCGTTGCTGAACGCTGATAAAGTCAATCTTGCCACGCATCATAAGCGCCAACAACCCATATTCAATCTCGTTCTTCGACTTCTTGGATAGCTGCTCCAACAATTCAAAGGTGTTCATTCTTTCTTGTCTTTAAGATTAAACATCGGGAGTGGTAGCCAAGCTACAACTCCGCTTAACTCTTCGCCTCCTTCATCATAGAAGATCTTGGTCTTTTCTTGAATGTAAGCTACACAACATTCGCCACAACATTTGGCATATACCCAATATGACTGATGTGGGTCGGTAAGCATCTCGTCCTCGCACATCCGCCACGCAGGGTTATCCTCGCAATACTGCACTCCGTCGAGGAATGCGTCACGCTCGGCCTGCAAGGCATATCGCTTCTTGCTCTCGGCTATTATCTTTTCATCGTGGTTCATCTCTCGTCCTCCTTATCTTTAAGTTGCTTTTCTATCTTATGGACTTCACCTGCATAAAACTTTCGGTTGGTCATATTGCTGCTTGATTTGTTCATGGCACAAAGTAACTATTAATTAATCAAATAAGCAAATATATCTAAAGTATACTATTAGATTACACAGACCGATTAAATAATCCCTAAAACAGAAACTTTCTGTGTAATCACAGATGACCGGAAGGGCAATAAAACATTTCAGTGTACGATTCAGTGAAAATAATTAAATTTACAACCCACTTTAAATCAGATATATAAGCCACTTACTGTATCAGTGTAACAATTTTCTATTCTTTTATTTATTTTCTTATCTTTTCTTTCTTATTATTCTTTCTTTTAAGATACTTCGTATGATTTTATATTAATGTTTTCCCAAACTTCGTTCACTAATACACTAAAAAGAAAAATAATAATATAAATATCATAAAATTAAGAAGTTATATAGTGTAGCATATATCTGTGACCTACACTCAAAATACACTATTAACACACTAAAGTGTTAAACTTTGTTAAATCTTCATTTCCGAAAATTTGATGAAAAAAATTTTTCAGGGTCGCACCCGCCGTCTCAGCGTGCCCCGACTCGATACCCCCGACACCCCCTTTGCGGGTTACTTTACCCCTTGATTCTCCAAGTTATCAGCGTGTTATGCATAGCAAACGGTCAATTACCGAACGTAACAATTGAGCGTGGAACAATTTTTAATGTCGAAATGCCGATTTTCGTTGTAACTATCTGTGTATCAGATAATTAAAACCCATCCCTCTCCATTCCTTAACATTATTTAACAAATTGTTCCACGCATTTCGCATCTAACGCTGTTTCTCCGTGTCCGACATGCTTTTTGTGTCGTGTATGGGTTTCCGCGTCTGATCGCGTCGGAATGCGTCCACAAAGATAACATTTTATTTTAATACTGCAAACAAATGTTAAAAACAGCTATTTTCGAGACCACTGAAATTTTAACATAAAATGTTTGTTATCAGTTTGTTATATCGGATATTTTTTATTAATTTTGTAGTGCGGGAATGAAACAATAATAACCCGCAAAGTGAGATGAAAAAGAAAACCCCGCGTTTCATCTTCACAGACTTAAACGGGGCAAAGTTAATTAAAAGTTACACAAAGTTAATTAAAAGTTATGGCAATTTCAAAATTTACCCTTTATCTGGGATTAAACGACAAGGACACCAAAACGCAAAAGGTTTCAACGATAGAAGCGTATAAAATAGTTAGCAATATGATTGCAGCGCGTTTCGACGGTGGAACAATTTTCGAAGCTTTGGGAATTTACAGACATTCCGATGAAAGCGCGGCAATAGTGACAGAAACAACACTACGCATTGAATTGTTATTTGCGGATCGTGCCAATGTCTTGGAATTCTGCAAACAACTTAAGGTTGTATTTAATCAAGAATCAATCGCAATACAATACGAAAGTATTGAAAGCGAACTAATATAAATAAAAAGGATGCGCTAACGACCTAACGGGCAATTTTTAAACCAGTAATAAATTAAATACATCCTTATATTATGGAAACAAAAAGCAATAACGGCCTTATTGATTTTTCCCAGTTCGGAAAAGAATTAATATTGCATCCAGAAACAAACAAAGATTATCCCGCCGCGCCTTACTATGTGACAAATGAAAACAAATTTTTATCCAATTGGCGCAAAGAGATAGACGGCAAAGGAGCCAAGGAAATTTATCTTTGTGAATCGTGGGAGGAGGCGCAAAGGGTATACAATTATTTGCGCAATGAGATGAACGGCCGCAAATACGCAAACAAATACACCAATATAACAAGCACGCGCCCGCGCCTCAATACAGCCCGCAATATTTACTCCGTCCGCTATAATGATAGTGGAAATAAAGCTTATCAGGCATGATCCGCAAAGCAATAACCGCCCTGGCGGTGTGTGGCATCATCGCCGCCGGGGTTTGGCTCCTGGATCTGGCGATATATGCCGGATGTTACGCCCTCCTCTTTATCCTCTCAATCTGAATTAATCACCAACAAACAGTAAACGAAATGAAAACAAAAGAATTCCCCACGCTTGAGAAGCTAATCGATACAGCCGTAAAATCAGGACACAACAGGCAGGACGCCACGGGTGTAATCTCCAAAAGTTACGAATATATCAAAAGAATTTACCCGAATGCAACTGCAAAGAAAGCCGTTCATATTGCATTTGTCATTTATTAACCCCCAATCCCGCCCCGGTGGCTGTGCGTGTCTCCGACTCACACGGCGGGAACTATTAACCAATAAAAACAAAAGACAATGACAAGAAACGAATTGCAAGCAATGGCGGATGCACGCCACAAGTATGGAGCACACCCCGCAAGTGACCCCGCGTTAATTGTGTTGCTCCTGATGGAGACAGAGAGCCACGCAAATAACTATTGCGCCGCGTTGCGTGAAGTCCTGGCAGCATTCCCGGAAGTCAACCGTGAAGAACTGGAAACAGAGTTAAACCGCTTTATTTAATCCACCCACAAAACAAATCACCATGCAGACAATCAAAATAAACATCGAACAGACCGCAAACGGCTACGAATTTACAACCGGATCAAAAGCCGTTGCCACAATCCGCAAAGACGTTAACGGCACATTCTGGGCAATGTTTCAGGCATACGCAACCGCAAACAACCTCCGGACGCTGCCGGATGCCGTGGAGTTCATCAGCGACGCAATAAGCCACCATTTGACCGCTTAGGGCTTGACGTGGAATTTATAGCCGCGTAATTAGCAGATATTGACGAATCCCCGGCACGGTTTAGCCGTATGCCGCAAGTGCGAGCCGGGGAACTATGTATAACAAATAAAATCCTTACAAGATGAAAACCATTTACAACTACAGGAAACACGAGCTTAACGGCGGAATCTGTGAAAGCGAGGACGGCACCCACTTTGCACACACAGCAACACAGAGCCGCAAATATAAGACTTTCAAAGGTGCTAACAAATGGCTAACAGATAACGGCTACAAGCTGGTTAGTGTGGATTAACTCCCCTATTGGCTACCCCGAACGAATAAGTAACATTTAATAATAAGATAATTATGAGCATCTACAAAGTACACGTAAAACGCATTGAGTTAACAACAACATATATAACCAACTCCACCGAGTTGGCGCGCATAGAAGCCACTCCAGATCATTACAACGTGAAACAGGAAGGCAAGACGATTGCAACGGCTGCAACCTATGAGGAAGCCGAAGAGGAGGCAAAAAAAGCTGTTACGCATCTTATGGCATCCGTTGGAGTGACTCCGAATTTCATTAATGAATAAGTTTAACCCTCAAAACATACAGAAACATGAGCTTTATTATAATGATCCTTTGTTTCTTTGCTTGGCTCGGTCAGGCATTAAAGGACGGCGGCAACGTAAAATAGCCCCGTTAAATCCTCTCTCCCCGCCTTTCTCCCCTCAGACAATAAAAGTATCAACCGAATAAAACAAACGCGATGAAAGGTTACTACTGGATTATAATAAACCGCGAATTTGCGACCGCTGGCACTAAAGACTATGCGGAAGCTATGGAAATTGCCAAAGACACCGCAACACGTCACAGATTTACACAAGTTGAGTATAACGGCAAAATCATTTGGCAAAATTATTAACCATCGCGCCCACGCGCTAAAACAGAAAGAAGATGACAGCAAAAGAAGTAGACGCACTTGAAATGGCAATCTTAAAAGCCGAACAAGACGCGCAGAAATACGCCGATACAGAAGACGGCGGAACATGTAATTTTGACGCTCCGGCGGTCAATATCAAAGCCACAGAGAAACAACTGGCCTGCATGGATTGGGCGGTCATGAAATGGGGCAAACGTTGTCAGGATGGCCGGACGTGGTTTGTTATCTGGTTGAACTTATCCGGTCAGGGCAACCGCCGGACTCGCATGGCAAAAGCCGCCGCCGAATCACTTAAAGCGTCCGGCTATGAAACAACCGTATATTATCAGATGGACTAACCGCCCACGGCACAAAGATAATAAAGATGAAATACAAATCACTTGCACAGCTTCATGAACAATACAACCGCCTTTGGCAACTCAACAAAGGCAGACACGACCAACAAGTAAACCGTGCATTTACTCACGTTCAGGCGCAAATGTGTGCTTATTGGAAAGTCAAGGAAATACAACCGGGGTATTACGCAAAGCCCGATTATCATAATGTGTTTTGGGGAGACATACCCAAGGCAAAATATATAAACCTTTAACCCATACTCCCGGCCTCCGGCGAGCGCGTGAGGGTCGGCACCTCAACCAGGAACTAATAACTAAACACAAACAACAATGTACAAAGTAACAGTAACAGCAGGCGGAACCACCGCCACGGCATCAAAACGATGTCAAACAAAGCAAGAAGCCGAGGGCATAAAGGAAAAACTTCTGAAGCTCCTTATAATGCCCGTAAGCATTGAAATAACGCCTATTGGTAGCTTTAGATGAATTCCGGCTATATTGGTAGCCTCAACCGAATTTATTAACTTTAGAATCAAAATAAAAGATTATGGCAAACTATATTTATAACAGAGCATCAACAGACTCGCAGGACTTCATGCAGCAGCAGAACTGCATCAATGGCTATCTGCGAACTCGCGGCATTGACCCATTGAAAGATGTGGCTAAAACGGTGGTCGAGAAGGTCAGCGGAACTGTAAACCATACTGAGCGCAAGCTCTCTCAGTTAATCGCCAAATGCAAAAGCGGAGATACGATTTTCATTAGTGAACTTTCTCGACTCGGACGTAATATGAGTGATTTGTTTGCAATAGTCACAGAATGTTGCAGCCGTGGCATCACAATCGTGCAATGCAAGGATGGCAGCACTATCGAGAATGAGAGTATAGGCGGGAAATCCCTTTTATTTGCCCTCTCGCTTGCCGCAGAGATTGAGGTAGCAAATACACGCCAACGCACACAAATGGCGTTGGATGCTCGCAAACAGATATTGGCTGACAGAGGCAGTTTCATCAGCAAGTCGGGTAAAGTTTGCACAAAATTAGGTCGCCCCAAAGGCTACAAGGGGGACAATTCGGCGGCAGTCATAGCAAAGCAGGATATGGCGATTGCGTGGCGTGAAAACTCAATGGCGGTTAAATTTGCCCTCCGTAAGCGAGCCGAGGGATGGACGCTGCAACGCATTGTAGATGAGATAGGGCAACTCTACGATGATAACGCCCCGTCCGATCCAAGCACCCCTAATCCATATGCAACGCCCAACGGATGCAAGCCACTGCGGGGCACGGTCTCCAAGTGGTTACGCGAGGCGAATCCCCTCACATTGGCGGTGTGAGGGAATAGCCCTATTGGAAGCCCCCGATGAATTTGTCACAGCATGTCGAAAATAGACATCTGGCGGACTTGCGGTCGCTTATCATTCTCTGGCTGATTAGGTATCCATAGCGTGCGTCCGATGTGGTAGATACAGGAGCATACAATGGAGTTTCCCGCTTGCTTGTAGAGTTGTGTCTTAGGCATCTTCTTGACTTTGACCGTGCCGTTTTTAAGAGTGGTTCTGATTTCGGCATTCATGATCTTGTTGATGCTATCCTCGGAGAAGTCCATCAGGCGCAGTGCTTCTTTAGGTGTCATCTTGCGGACTCTGATTCTTTGCGAGAAGTATTCAAGCAAATCCTCTTTGGTTGGATCAGGACGGTATGTTAATGTAGTTTCCATATTCTGGTTTGTCATTATATTGTCATCTGTTATAAATGTTGTTATCGTTCCGCATATGTTATCTGTACGCGGCATGAACGCCTTACAAGCTTGGTAAGGCACACCGACATCGTTACGGTATGCCCGTCTTATCTTCTTCCCCTCTTCGGAGCGTTTCTTCTGTAATATACACGGGAAACGAATTGTCATAAACAGGTTATCTTTAGTTACCGATGTCAATGTATTGGTGCAACCGTCACAACGTGCCTCAAAATGCTGGGCGTTGTCAGAGCCTCTGCCTCTTGACGCTACACATATAGTTTTCATTGCCTAATATCCATGATAAGGTTGCTCATTGGTCTTGTGTCGATAGTTCCGCAACATCGGTCAGCCCTCGGAGTCAGGAACATCATACGGAACATCCGTGCATCCTTTGGTTTCTCTATCCTTGCCGCGTCGGTGCGGATATGGGTAAGGAAGCCTGGCAGGTGTATGCCGTTGCGCTTCAACTCTTCGTAGTAGGGAGTTGAGTACGGCTTGTTATAGTCCTTTGGCGGCTTCTTGGATGGCGGCGTTGACTCTTTCATCGATTATCAATAATTTAGGTTCATGCGCAGCTGTTAGCGTTGGTGATATGCTTTGTATATGATAAATCTGCAATTCACTCACACCCGGCAAATCTTTACGGTTAGTACGAAACCCTCGGATATGCCCGTCTGGCATCAGCTTGAATTTTATACTTTGCGCCCTATCCATAGGAAGTGCGGTATCGCTCCGTGGCAGTTGCTTCGCAGTGTGGGGCATATATTTGTTTGACATATTGGGTTCCGGTCGTTGAGTCCGATTACGAAAATCGGGGGGGTAATTTGGTTTTCATCTTATCTCAACTAACAGCGGCACAAAACCACCGCCCATTCCCATTGCCGCAGTGAGTGCAGGAGCACACCCTTTCGGCCAATAGATAGCGTGGCGCAGGTCGTAATAGATGCGACCTTGGAGTAGATTGCCGAGTTTGATTACTTTATTTCTGCTATCCATGTTTCTCTATTTGTAAATCGGTTTGCAGTCACGCATCCGAAGTAAGGATTGACATGAAATTTCAACGTATGGTTTTTCCCTTTGCCTTTGGCGTTGGTGCGTCCGAGGGTGTAGCGAAGTTTTGGTTTTGTCGGCATATTGTTAGAATTGCGCTCTGACGGTACTTGGGGGGCATCAAGGATGTTGTAAGCACAATGCACGCCATCATTGGCTCGGATGGTGCAGCTAACGCCGCTGATGAAATTGATTGCGATTTGCTCCATTGCTTATTACCATTATTGCAGGATAGCTCCAGACCTTACCCTGCCCCAAGAAGTATTCAACTCTCGCTTTCGCAAATGCGCTCGCTTGTAGTGTCGGGCACAGGCAGTCAGCTGTGAGGTTTATCGGGATTTGCATTGTCGATTACTATTATTCCGAAGTGAGGGATTTGATTTGCTTCCAATATATCTTTCCAACCGACCTTGTGGTAGTGGCTGGTAACACACGGAGAAATCATCTTACCCCCCATTGTCAGAGCGTTAAATTCTATCTGCTTTGCCATTGATCACAATAAAAGCGGTTTTGTGCCTGCATGTCCTCGGAGGCAAGATGTTTGAAACACCCTGCTTGCCGAGGTTGCAGGTGATTGTTATTGCCATTCCCGATTGGAGGTTAAAGGGTATCTGTTTCATTCTCCAATTCTCCATCTTTAGGGAAGCGACCGTAGCGGTTGTGAAAATCCCACTCTGCATGGTAAAGTTTCCCCATCTCCTCACGGACGTTGGGTTGGTCGAGCATATCGGAGAGAACCTTTCCTGTCACACGATCTTGACTGATGTAGTATTCCTCGCCAATATCCTCGGCTGGTTCCATATAGTCCTCGACACATTTGGTAAGGGAGAAACCTTTTGGGAAGTTGTAGGTCGGGTTGGGGTCATTCTCGGTGCGGAGAATCGAGACCATGAATACCCGCTCTCGGTTCTGGGCGACACCGTAGTCCTTTGCATTAAGTACGGCGTAGTAGTTGACATAGCCTAAATCCTCAATCTCTTTGCGGAGCTGCGCGAAGTCAGCAGCGAATTTATTTTGCATCAATGCCTTTACGTTCTCCATCAACGCCCATTTGGGACGCTTTATGCGCAATGCTTTGATACACTCCCAAGCGAGGGAGGAACGTGTGCCGCTGTCTGCACTCAGTCCAGCTTGTTTTCCGGCGTTGCTGATGTCGGTACACGGGAATGACCACGTGAACATATCAAAATCCGGCACCTGCCCCCAGTCTATCTTTGTGATGTCACCGTAGTTGGGGACATCTCCGTGCGCGGCTTTGTAGGAGATCTCGGCGTATCGGTCAATCTCGCTCATGCCGACAAACTCAAATTTGACATCATCGGGGAAATCCTTTTGCAAGCGGCTCCAACCTTCATGCTGTGCGCCAATGCCGGCAAAACTTTCAAACACTCTAATCTTTCTCATCTGTCATACTTTCCTCATATATATATTTCCTTATCATCTCATAAAAGTCTTTTGCCATCCACTCGAACTTATCGAAATCTTCGTATGGTTCCCAATTGGCGGTAAAATCCATACGGCATTCAGTGTTGATCGGTGAAGTCCAGAAGTCCAGACCGTAGGAGTTGCCCTCTTTCTGACCGTGCCTGGTGTAATCCCAGACTCGGAATGCGACCTGATAGCCTCCGATGGTCTCACCGTCTTCATCTACGATCTTGTCGAAGTTCTTGAACCACGCCCATGACTCTGAGCTTGTAAGACATTGAGTCCATTTCCTGTAACCGCGCTTTTCAAGTTCGGTTTCAAGTTTCTTCAGTTGTCTCGGTGTCATTGTCTATTCCTTTTCTTTTGATGCTAAATACTTTTTATAGTTGTCAGAATGTATCTCCTTATCTATTTCATCGCAGTCACTCTCGTAGATTGTATGCTTCTCGTAGATATACATTATTCCTGCGGGATGTTCTCTGCCGAGCCATCTATCAAACTCCCATTCCTGCCCGTCCAAATCCTCCCAATCAGAGCCGATGAAAGTCTGAACTTGGTCGGAATAGTAAGTGTCTATGGCTTTATACCATACTTTGCGTGTCATTTCTCGCTCCGTTCCTCAAAAATGTTCTACCCTTTCTGCCACGTCATCAATAATGTGATTCTCGTTGGCATACGTTCCGATGATAACTACACTATTGTGCATCGCATATCCAACACGCTCCTTTGCGTTGGGTTGGCTGTGATTGTACCTTCGATAATAGTCAGGATCGGAATGTCTGTCTCCCTTGGCGTTCCAATAGGTATCTTTACACTGAGGGCAACAGAAGGCTTGCGAATACTGCTTCTTTATAAATGTCTTCCCACATACAGCACAACTGATTTCAGTACCGCACTTGGCTTTTTTATTAGCAATATACCTTTGTTGTCTTTTACTTACTTTCTTGCTCATTCTCCTTTCAGTTCTACGGGGTCATCTTCCCATGTCAACTCTCTGCCGATTAGCTTGCGGATTGAGCCTTTGGGGAGTTCTATATGTGAATAGCTTTCGCCATGCTTATCATAATTCGGGAGCCAATAATCATCTTGACGATAAGGTAGCGCTTGGTCATAGATACCTTCTGTACCGTCTTTGTCAACTGCTACAAATGCCATATCATTCTCCTTTCATTAATTGTGCTTTGATTTTGTTTTTCGCGTCCGTCTTGGAATAAGCCATCACCTTATGACCTTTCCAAGTGTATTCACGGAGAGGCTTGTCCGGCTTTTTACGTACATACGGTTTCTTGGGTCTTTCATTCATAAAGATTCCTTCTGGAATCTCATACGGTACCACAATCGGATAGCCGTCAATAAATGGTATTTCCATAATTATTCTCCTTTCTCAAAAAAATCTCTTCCAAACAGATCTTGTAGCATCCTGAATCTACCACGGAGATATGGCTTCCAATACCATTCAGGTTTCTTTGCTGCCTCCCATTCAGCTCTGATTGCTTCTCTCTGCACCTCGCTCAGGGTCAAGGGGTTGATTATTGGTTTATCCATATCTTTCTCTCAATGGTGTTATGTATTCTTCAAATTCTTCTTCGGTCATGGAGTTATACTCCATGAAATCCTTTGGTCGGCAGAATGGGCAAGGAACTTTTTCAGTTGGCACATATAGATTCCCATTTTCGTCACAATCGTCAAGGTCATGGAGTATGCCATCAACACACCTTGCATCGGGATAACTGGCTCCGAAGTATGGAAATTCGCGGCATTTATTGGAAGTGTTAATTATCGGTTTATTCATTTCGATATACTATTTCAAGCGGTCTGTCAAAATAAATCCACTCCCAACGGATATTGAGCCAAGCAATATCCAACGATCTGCTATACTTGGAATAATACCACCACCTGTATCGCTTGCCGAATATCAGACTTATTCTGAAACCAGACTTCTTGCGATACGTGCTGACTATCACATATCCCTTACGGCAATATCGCTTGCATGTTTCAAGGTCGCGGTGTTCAAAGGATATGCCCTCCAAGTCGGCAGTCATGACTTGATAGCCACTTATTACGCGTAGTTTCTTTTTCATATCGTCAAATCAATTTTGAAGTAGTTTTCTAAAAATGCTTTCGGGTCGATCGCCATTTCGGGGAACATGCCGCCGGACACTCGGTTTTGATATTCTTCGTATGAGTCGCAAAACAGATTGGCGTACATTCTGTGGGCAGCATTCTTATATCTCGCAGCAATCTTTCCGTTCAAATGCGTATCAATAAACTCCTGCTCGCACTCGATTGTGCGTTTAAGAATCTTTGGATAACGCAGATATTCCTCAATGCGCTTTTTCTTGGACGCCAACGGGCAGCCGATGCAGCCGAGCCGACGCTCAACATGGAAGTTGCCTTGTTCATCATAATAGAGGGGCGCGCACTTGATGTTCCGCTCTTTGATAAACTCCGCAACATCATCGTCTGTCCATTCAAGTATCGGCAAATACACTCTTGCTTTCTGACCTTTCGGATAAGTCC